CGCCGAACACAAAACCGGTTGACTACATTATCAGCTTGAATTTAAAGCGACGTCATCTTAGTGATACACAGCGCGAAGCAATTGCGGCGGAGAGCGTAGTTTGGCGCGAGGCGAAGGAACTGGAAGCTAAACTTCAATTGGAAACGGCAACAACCGACAACGGAGGTGTAGTTACACAAGAAAATTCCCCGGTGTTCACCTCGGAAGAAACCAAAGTGAGTGAGGCAGCGGCGTCACTGAACGTCAAGAAGCGTAACGTTCGCAGCGCGGTCAACGTTGTCAAAAAAGGATCAGCAGGAATCCGGGCCGCGCACAAAGGCGGCAAGATTACCACCTCTACGGCTGAAAAGCTTTCCAAGCTTGAGAAAAAACAACAGGAAAAGTTAGCAAAAGCCACAGCCAAAGGACTTCAGCAGGCGGCGGCGAAGCTCGCAGAGAAAGAAAATAAATCGCGTGGTGGCCTGGCTGCTGACAAATCAAACGCGAACGACGGCAAGTCATTCAAGGAATTGGCATTGGCCGGATTACAAGACCTGCTGGAAGATACTCGCACCAACGCGCCGTTGATAACGTGGGAGGAATACCACAAAAAAGTTATCTCCCGGCTCAAGGCGATTGACTAACATTTTGCAGCCTTGCAAAAACACAATCAACTTTAACGCCTGCGCGCAACGTGAATCGCTTGACGCAAACATTACCATTTGAGTTGGGAAGATTATTATTAACACGTTGCACGTCCTGATGGACAGCGCTGGCATCTTTTTAAAACAAGGAACTGTATGAACTTCACAACAGGACTAATTGTCTCGATGGCCATAGTGGTGTTACGCATCATTGTCCTGTTATTGATATTGACACTGACATTCATCATCACAAAAGCCGTAATTAAAATACGTGACTTAATTGAGTCAAAATTAAACGAGGATAAAGAAAATGAAGACCAATGACTCACACGTCCATTCCAACATCCAGGGAAAAATGAAACGTGAAATAGTCAAGGAAGGCAAACGGTGGAAGGAAACACCGCGCATCGAACGCCATAAACTCCGCGCACAACTGCGCAACGAAACAAAAAACTTCAACTCACACTGATAAAATTATGAACGGCAGAACCGCACGACTCATCAGGACTCACACCCGCGAAGTAACAAGCTACCAACCCGGCCGACTCTACCATGATACCAGACTGGCCAAGGCCGCAAGGAATGAAACTCCTCGCACGCAACGGAACAAGCTGCGGAATGTGATGACGTGCGATATCAACACGCTACAGGACGCATTACCAATACGCTGTACCAATACGCTGTATAGGTGATACCAAGGAATCTCTTGTATTGACTGCCCTCTGCGCGGTCGTTTACGTAGCCTAGTAAAAAAATGAGTGGAAAAAAACGAGCAAATCACCCTCGAACGTCAATACGTCCCCGCATGACGGCACCCCCGCTATTGTCCATGCTCATGGCAGCGGCGGCATTCGGGGTGAGTCGTGAATATTTACGTAAGAAGCTCATGGAAAACAAAATCGAATTCGGGAAAGGCAAGCTGTTAAGCATCTTGGAAGTGCATAAGTCAATCATCGGCGACTCTGACAAGATAGATTTTGAGCGGAAGGAAATTGAATTGAGGAATGCGAAGCGTGAAGAGCAGTTAGCCTTGCGTGAGTCAATAAAGATGAGTGAGGCCTGCCAATACATCACGGACAATTTTCAACCGTTGCGTGAGATGGTAGCGACGAAGTTAGTGGCGCTGGCTTCGCAAGTGAATCCGAGTGATCCTAACCATGCGCTTGCAATCCTGGAAATATTTCGGGACCAGTTTTTGAAATTGACAATTAAATTGCCTGAGAAATGAATTTTGCAGCCCTGCAAAAACAAACGCAAGTGCTTAATAATCAATGAACCGTTTTCAACTCTCTATTCTTGAAGAGACTAAGGCAAACGCTTTGGTGGCGGTGAACAAACAAAGCCCGGTTGAATACTGCGAAGAGAATATTCAGTTCAACGAGAAGGATTACAAGGGGCCATTTAGCACCATAGGACGTGAATATTTGAGGTTCCCCACAAACTTGATAGCCAGGAGGGACATTAGTGACATCGTGTGCGTGTGGGGGTCGCAAACGCTTAAGACAACCATGCTGATGGCAGCGAACGGATGGGCGATAAAGAATGATCCGTGCAACCTGCTATGGTTTTTCCCTACCAACCTGATGAGTAGGAGCTTCAGTAAGAACCGATACCAACCGATGATTAACTCCAGCCCGGACTTAGCCAGGCTCAAGAGTGACAAGCGGCACAAGTATAATATTCAGGACATGGAAGTAGGAGCGGCGGGGATTGTGTTGCAGGGCACAGGATCGGCGAATCAAATAAAAAGCACACCAGGCCGCCGGGTGTTCCTTGATGAGGTTGAAAGCTTCATTCAACAGGAAACCAGCAGCGAAGCAGACCCTTTAAATCTGGCAGAGCAACGAACTAAAGGCCAGTCTTGTCCGCAACGGTGGAAGACTTCGACGCCGTCCGTCACCGAGGGATTAATCTGGCAGGAGTTACTCAAAGGTTCAATGCACCGGTATGCGGGTCGTTGTTACCACTGCCAGAAGTTAGTCATTATTATTTGGAACAAGCGATTTACGGTATTAGATTTGACTGGAAACGAGGGGGAGATCGTATGGGACAGGGAAGCGAAGCGCAAGGATGGGACCTGGGATTATGATCGAGTGGTAAGATCGGCGCGGTTGAAGTGTCCGCATTGTGGCGGGGATAATGTTGACAGTAAGAAAACTCAATTTGTGCGGAATGGGGAATGGATACAGACTAATCCAGGTGCGCCAGCCAGTTTCATCAGCACACACCTGCCATCAATGTATTCCTGCTTGCCGGAAACGAGTTATGGAATGTTGGCGAAGAAGTTCATCGAACAAAAACATTCTCTAAAAGGCTTACAAGGATTTATTAACGGTGACTTGGCAGAGCCTTACATGAGTCAAGACCGGCTTAGTGAGAGGACGGAATTAATTTCTGACAAGATGCGGGTGGAAGTGACTGCTGAATGGAAGATGCAACTCACCATAGATTGCCAGGCCCGTGCGCCTTACTTCTGGTATGTGAAGCGGGCATGGAATGGAGGCAATTCGGAAGGTGTAGAATTCGGCAGCGCGGATACATGGGATGATTTAATTTCAGTCCAACACAAAGCAGGCTCAGCAGTGGCTGATGTGGGGGTAGGAGTGGATGCCGGATTTGGAAGCAGGAGCGAAGCGGAAGTATTCAAGGAGTGTGTGAGTCATGGGGAAATTATTGACAGGAGCGAAGAAAACGCTGATGGTGAAACCACGTTGTTGCTGCCCGTGCATATCGGTTGGACTCCGATGCGTGGTAATCCCGGCCGTAAGCGGTGGAAAAATGACAAAGGACTTTACATCCCTTGGTTCTTAAGACCTACTGACCCTTATATTGGAACATCGCTACAGGGTAAGTTGGAGATGAACATCCTTGAATTCGCCGGGGATTACTTCAAAGATGTTCTCGAAGGCTTTCGTCGTGGAGTCACTAAAGAGGGAGGTGACAAGGATAACCCGATCAAAGGATTTACGTGGAAGGTTGCCAAGGGAATGGACAACGAGCTATACTGGCGACACATGGACGCAGAAATAAAAATGACTGTGCTGGACAGAAGAACAAACCGCGTAGCATCCAAGTGGGTGCCTCGAGGTGCTAAGGGTGGAATAGGAACACACGTGGCAAATCACGGATTCGATTGCGAAGTGATGCAATGTGTCAAGGCAGCATTCTTTGAATATTTTCCGATGAGCTGACTGACAATTAAAACTATGCTAATCCCCAAACACCTTTTTACGCGCAAAGAGTTAGCTAACAACTTGGCTATCAGCGTTGACACATTTGACCTGCTGATAAAGGAGCCTCGGTTTAAATGTGTGCGGGTGATTATGAGGGGGTGTGTAAGGTATGACGGGGACGAGATGCTCAAAATTTTGAGGTGCAGTGAGAACGAAAACAAAAATGGAAAATGAGGATTTAAAATTTTGCAGGGCTGAAAAATAGTATAAAAAACCAATCAAACCCGTCATAAACGGCTTTAAACGGCTTCTACCCCACTAGCTTAAGTTATTAATTGAGTATTAAATTTACTCATTGATAACAGGTGACGACAAAGCAGGCTTCTTAGGGACAGCCTTTTGGAAGGCACAGGACAACACTGTGTCTCTATTTTCCATAATCCGGGCTGCGATAATTAATCAGTATAGCAACGGGGAAACTGGGCTGACTGTTATCTCCACGAGCGGCAACGGCAGGAGTGTTTCATTCCTGATGCCGGACTTCCGTAAGACTTTCACTCAGGACGATGCGCGGCATTTGTGGGTTCAAATGCTCAAGACTTACAACACGGCCGTCCAGAAGTTAATCCATGAAGGCACACTAGCAGCAGTCCCATCGATTGGAGACTCAAGCCAGGATCAAACCATAGTCAATAAGATGTTGTGTTCCAATTGGTGCGCCACGATAACGGAACACTACAACGATTTAACTTTGTTGCGCCTGCTGCCAACGGATAACGATGCGGACCTGCATCACTTACTCTGGTGAACTTCTTTAACCGAAAATCCAACGGCATAGCTGCCAACGGTTCAATGTTTGAGCTGAGAAGCCAAATGGCGCGTCAAGTCATGGAGGTTAAAAATGCGAACCAAGGCTATCCAAATCGGGAAAACTATTTTGAAGGTGGATTTCCGTTTACTGACGGGACCCGTTCCTATGTTCCTCAAATCGTCCAGGATGCCAGGCTTGACGCGCCATTCCTTACTCGCCGAGAGCTACTCCGTAAAGCGCGTTACTTCCGCGAGAACAATCCGATGGTCACACGCATCCTCGCCGTGGACGAGGCTTATACGGTTGGAGCAAAGGGATTGCATTTATCTCCAATGTCAAGCGATGAGGAATGGAACAAGCGCGCAAAAATCGTCTTCTATGAGCTTTGTCAGAATGCCGGTTTAGACCGTGACAAAGACCTTGTAACCTATTCCCATATTTGCCACGGATGCGAGAGAACTGACGGGGAAATATTCGCGCTTAAAACACGCCGCCCATTCTTTGAGAGTGAGATTAAAGCGTCTAAAGGCCGCGTGGTAGGTCAAAGACCATGCTTGCAATTCATCGAGGGGCACCGGGTAGAGACTCCGTTTACGCAGTGGAACGATAATCCCGATGATATTCTTGATGGTGCTCAAATGGAGAAAATTATCATTCCGAGCAGTGACAAGTCAGTGCCTAACAGACCATCAAAGAGAGTCAAAGGATTCTATGTTAGGGATTCATTCGGGATGTTTGAATTTGATTCGAGTTACACCATGATTCCAGTCGAGGCGCTAATCCAGATCGGAGAGGCGCAACGCATCGGCCAGGTGCGTTACATATCCAGCTTCTACTCGACAATCAATATGATTAACTCTCTGGACGATTTGCAATTACTGGAGATGAAAGCGGCGATTGACGGCGCGGAAAAGTCAAGCATTGTGACGAATGCCGCTGGCCAGGCGACAGCAGAAGAACTGACCAAAATGCGGAATAAGGAAGGCATCGGGCTTAAGAGCCAGCAGCAAGACCCTGAAACGCGATTTGAAGAGCGGGCGAACTTCATTAAAAAAGTATTAGGTGGAAGAACGCTTTATTTACGCGTAGGTGAAAAGCTTGACCAGCACATGAATAATCGTCCTACCGTTACAAGCAGGGAATACTGGATGTTTCTAATGACGGTTATTTGCGGCGGACTCGGTCCTTCAATCAGCATGGTGTTTCCTCAATTCTCCGACAACGACCAAGGGACAGCTATTCGGCAGGAATCTGATATTGACACACAACTTGCCATTAAACGCGGTCGCAAGTGGAGGCAATTCTACGAGCAGGTATGGGATTATTTCATGGGATGGGCGATTTATAACGATGTGCGGGTAGCTGACCCGCCGGCGGATTGGCGCAGGGTAAAGGTATTCGCGCCTCGTGCTCCTAACTTCGATGTAGGTAGGAACGCACAAGCCTCACTGGCTAACGTTGGAGGCCTGCTCACGACTCATGAGGACGAATGGGGGCAGCGTGGAGATGACTGGCGCGAGAAAGTTGATGAGGCGGCAATTGAGCGTGAATACATCCGCAGTAAGAAACTCACTTTACTACTCCCCGGCAAGTCAACTGAGGATGCTCCTAATCCAAGTATTGACGAGGATGGAAATCCAGTAACGCCGCCGAAACCTAAACCGGAAAAGAAAAAGGTGATACCGACATGAAAAAATTAATTCGCAAGGTAGTCAATAAATGGTTGTCAGTGGCAGTCCCGGCAGTAGGGAATGAGATTCCAGATTATGAAGGAAATCCGGATTACGATGCTGAGTTAATGATCTACGACATGATAGGCTCAGACTACTTCGGTAACGAAGGCATTGCGGCAAAAGATTTTAAAAACCAATTGGATGCATTAAAAGGAAAGAAGGTGCAACTGCGCATTCACTCCTCCGGTGGAAATGTATATGACGAAATGGCAATGGAAACAGCCATGCAGGATCACGGAATGGTTGATACTCGCGTTGATGGGCTTGCAGCCTCAGCCGCATTTACCCTTTTCCAATTCGGCAATAAAAGAACAATGTCAAGTTACACGATGGGTATGCTGCATAAATCCTCATCGTTAGCTATTGGTAATTCAACGGCAATGCACAAAGAAGGGGATATACTTGACGTGCATGATAATGCAATCGCAAAACATCTTGCCAATAGAACCGGAAAATCCGTCGAAGAGTGCATGGATATGATGGATAAGGAAACTTGGTTGGATGGTGATGCTTGTTTGGAAAATAAGTTATGTGATGAGTTAGTCGATAGCAAGGAAGCCGCGGAAGATCCAAAAGCCAATCCTGTCAAAAATCAATTTGACCTTAGCAGGTTCAAGCACGTTCCTGCCAAGGCCGCGAAGTTTAACAAAATCGTGCGCAACTCAGTGAACCCTCGTATCCTTATGAATAGAGATCAAATGATTGCCTTGCTCAAGGAGCGAGGCGTAACCGTGACTGACAATGCGACAGACGCATGGTTGGTTGAACAAGTGCGGCTCCTTACCGCACCGAAAACCCCTGTCATCCCTACTCCTGCACCTTCGCCGGTGCCAACTAATGCAGCGCCGACTCCTGCCGTGTCAGTCCTGCCGCCGGAAGTGCAGGCTAGGCTCGACTCTTTGGAAAAACGAGCCAAGGCTGAAACGCGATTGAACATCTCACTTCGCGTTGATAAGTTGATTGTCAACGATCAAATCCCGGCGGCGCAGCGCGATTGGTGGATTGACCAGGCCGTTACCACTCCCGCAATTCTTGACAAACTCGAAGTGTTGCCAGGTAAGCCTCCCGGCTACGAAGCTGTCACCTCCTATGTCGGAGAAACAACCGACTTTATCGAGATTGACAAGGGATTTCGCAACAACCGTCAAGTGCTGGATTACGGTATGCGCGGTGGAAACATTCACGACCTCGAAGGACGCCAAGCCGTTTCTACTTGCGCCCGCGCCAACTCAGTCATGCTCCGTGGAATGATTGACAAGGTTTGCGGAACGGTGCCAGGACAGCCGGGCAGCGACATTTACGAAACGACTCGCACCGGCCGCATTTGCGACTGGCTGGAAAAAGCAGCGCCCCGCATGAGCAGAGGATCATCCCTCGCGGCACGTATGAACGCCACGGCGGGTCCTTACGGCAGCGTGAGTATTGACACTAACTTACAGCGAAACGTGATTCTGACTGAATCCATGCGGGCATTCCGTCGGCGCTTGTGGCCTCTGGAAGGATTCGCGCACAACTTCGGCAGCATCCCGAATCTTCAAGGAACTGACCAGGTGATCGTGCCTTACTATCCGTTATACACCACTCAGTCACAGCTTTTCATTCAATCAGAAGGCTACCAACTGACTGGCAGTGACTCAGGGTTGAGTAAGTCAATTACTGTGGGCGGATTAGGATCAGCAGCGAAAGTCCCCGGTATCGGTCGGGCTTACCAAGCCCTGACTTACACGGCGTATCTGCTGCGCCGTCAGCCTTGGGTTGACATTATGCGATTGGTTACGATGCGCGTCGAGCAGTTGGCGTTGGATGTTCTTACTGACGTCACGACGGCTTGGCTGCTGAAAGCTAACTTCGGTAACGCTGTCTGGGCGGGTAGTCCTTCCAATTTTGATTCCAATTCTATCGCTTCACTCCGTGGCGTCGCGGAAAAGAAGGACTGGCCGGAAGGGATGCGCACCTTGGTAATCGGAACTGATTACTACACGAACCTCACCACTGACCCTGCTTTGAAAGCATTCCTTAACCTTGGTGATACCGGAGTGATCCGGGAAGGCCGCGTAGGTGGACTCTACGGGTTCGCGGATACCATCGGGAACCCTCGTATTCCTGTTACTGCGGATGGTAACTTGATTGGCTGGATAGCCTATCCGTCAGCCGTGCTGGTGGCGACTGCTCCAATTCTACCGGCTCCTGGTGAACTGAAACTCATGGTGAGTTACGACGTGATCGCGGACGATCAAACTGACATTGTGTTTGAGTATAAATACTTTGGCCAGCCGATCAACTCACAGGATGTGCAGATCGTCGAGAGCAACTACGGCTCTGGACTTGGTGAACAAGCGGCCTTGGCGCGTCTCGTGGCACAAGGAACCTAATCTAAAATGACACGAAATGGCGGGCAATTTTGCAATGTTGCAAAACTGCCCGCCGACTTAAAGGAAACATGAGAAGTATTTTTATCGGTCGGAAACACGGCAGCGAAAAATGGTTTATGATTGGCGCTCCAGAGATTGCCCATGAAGACAAGATTATGGAGTGGCAACGGTTGGTGAGGGAGCATCCTATCAATGACCAACTGGCAGAAATTCAGTTGCATCGCTGTGATGACACTACGGAGATATTCAGCCGTAAAAAGTTTGTTACAACGGAACAGGCGCAAGCTAACTCCAAAGCTGCGGCTGAGATGGATGCCTCTGCTTTACAATCCAATGAGGACGGCGCTAAACGCCAGGCTACCGCGCAACGGGATACTATTGAAAAGGAGTTAGCAGAGCGGGCAAAGGTAGTGGATAGATTGAACAAGCTTCACGACGCTCACCGCGAAGCATTTTGCGGCAAGTCCCCGGAAGTAATGAAGAAGAACCTCGACTTACTGCAGCAAAGTGAGATCGAGAAGAAAGCGAA